CACATTTTGAAGATAACACTTTAGAGCGTTTGGCTGTAAAGGAAAAGGTCGCTTTGGCTAAGTTATCGCTTTTAAAACGTAAGATTTAAAGGAGTTTTTATGAAAATGGTTATTGTTTCTATTTTAGATACTGCTGCTGGTGCTTATGGTCGTCCAGCTTTTGTTGCATCTGAGGGTGTTGCTGTTCGTCAGTTTCAAGACGAGGTAAACCGAGCGTCTGAGGATAATCAGCTATACAAACACCCAGATGATTTTCAGTTATTTTATTTTGGTACTTTTGACGACAATAGTGGTACTATGGATTTGTTAGGTTCTCCTAAGCTAATTTCTAGAGCTAAGGATGTCATGATTCGAGATGGTGAGTAAGTTTTTATAAACCGTATCACTCGTAAGAGTGGTACGGAATACTTCGGGAGATTGTTATGCATCGCAATAAGTCAGTAAGTTCTCATAGTTTTGCTATGGTTCCTAAAGCGGAAATTCCGCGTTCTAGTTTTGATACTCAATACGCACATAAAACTACGTTTGATGGCGGTTATTTAGTTCCTATTTATTGTGATGAAGTCCTTCCAGGCGACATGCACAATGTTAAGGCAACCATGTTTGCCCGTTTGGCTACGCCATTGTTTCCAGTGATGGATAATTTGCATCTGGATACATTTTTCTTTTTTGTTCCTAACCGATTAGTTTGGTCTAATTGGGTTAAGTTTATGGGTGAGCAAGCGAATCCAGGTGATTCTACGTCTTATGTAGTTCCACAGATTACTTCACCTGCTGGTGGATATGCTGTTGGTTCTGTGTTTGACCATTTTGGTCTTCCTACTGCTGGTCAGATTACTGGCAGCAATACTGTAACGCACAACGCTTTGCCGTTACGTGCTTACAATTTAATTTATAACGAGTGGTTTAGAGACGAGAATTTACAGAATTCAGTTACTTTTAATTATGGTGATTCTGGTGATGATGTTACTGACTATACTCTTTTAAAGCGTGGTAAGCGTAAAGATTATTTTACTGGTGCTTTGCCTTGGCCTCAGAAGGGCGCTTCTGTTTCTTTGCCTTTAGGTACAAAAGCTCCAGTTGCTTATGATAAAGCTGGTTCTACTACATTTTTGACAGTGGGTGAAAACAATAATGGTATTGGTACCCCTGTTCAAATGATTAGTGATGCTGCTACTGGTTATCGTGTTTATGGTAATGCTGGTATTTCATTGCGTGTTCCTTCTTCTGGTTTATATGCTGATTTGTCGCAAGCTACTGCTGCAACTATTAATCAGTTGCGTCAATCATTTCAGATTCAGAAGTTGTTAGAGCGCGATGCGCGAGGTGGTACACGTTATACAGAATTGTTACGTGCTCACTTTGGTGTTACTCCACAAGATTATCGTTTGCAACGTCCAGAGTATATTGGTGGAGGTTCTACTTATGTCAACGTTAACCCGATTGCTCAGACTTCTGCTACTTCGATTTCTGGCGGTGCTACTCCGCTTGGTAACTTGGCTGCAATGGGTACTGCGTTGGCTAGTGGACATGGTTTTACGTATCATGCTCAAGAACATGGATACGTGATTGGTTTGGTAAACGTACGTGCTGATTTAACATATCAGCAAGGTTTGCCTAAGATGTGGTCTCGCCAGACCCGTTATGATTTTTATTTCCCTGTATTTGCTCATTTGGGTGAGCAAGCTGTTTTGAACAAGGAAATTTATGTTACTGGTACATCTACTGATAATGGTGTTTTTGTTTATCAAGAGAGATGGGCTGAGTACCGTTATAAGCCTTCTCAGATTACTGGCTTATTCAAGTCTACAAGTGCTGGTACGATTGACCCTTGGCATTATGCTCAGAAGTTTACTTCGCTTCCTACGTTGAATTCTACGTTTATTCAAGAATCGCCCCCTATTGACCGTACGACGGCAGTTGGTTCTGCGGCTAACGGTCAGCAGTTTTTGATGGATGCGTTCTTTGATTGTAAGATGGCTAGACCTATGCCTATGTATAGTGTTCCTGGTTTAATTGACCATTTCTAATGTTTTATAACCTCG